TTGTTGGGGAAGGGCCGCTTGTAGTCGTTGGACCAAACAAAGCGTAGTATTTAGGAATGGCGGTGTCAGTTGGTAGCGGATACGCCTGACGGATGAAGTTCACATCTTTGTTCAGTAGGTATTCGTATACACCCGTTGCGTCAATCACAGCCAACGAAAACGTGGAAAGAAAGTCTGTAGGGCACGCTAAATACTTGTTGTTTACAGTTGTTACCGCCGTCACGTTTTTACGCAATGATGGGAACTGAACCGAGTTGTATATACGTTGTTCAGCCTGCGTGATAAAAGTATTGATCTGTGTCGTTGTAGACACAGTACTCGCACTCGCAAGGTACACAGCCGGGAACTGATTCTCGGTGTACGACTGAATCGTGTTGTACAACTCGGTGTAGTTCATGCCATCGGGCCTCTGGCCATCAAGCCTTTGGTAGCCGCACCAGTACCACGGATTTTGATGCCGCTGGTTTTAACGCCAATATCACCAGCAGCTTTGCTAATGCTGCCAACAGACACGTTAACCGTATCAGCCTTGCTCATGTTTGCACGCTCGTCGGTAACGGGGCCACCGCTCATAGTGTGCGGTGCGGCGTAAACGCTGGCATCACCAACTTCTTTACCCATCATTTTTTTGCTAAATGTAGCCATTACTTGCTCCCTTGATTCATTGCGCGGGACATATTACGTCCTTGCCGCATACGATCTTCAGACGTAGGGCCACCTTTAGCCATTTTTTTTGTGCCGGGGTGCAAGCGTTTTTCATGCGCCATGACTTCCTTGTCGGCAATGCGTTTCACTGTCTTCGTGTCCATTTCGACTCCTTATGTCGTTGATACCGATACTGTACCCAATTGCACGCTCAAAACCAAGTTATTTGGTGTGAGTGCTGCATCAAAAAATGATGACCCCCCTACAGGGTACCAACCCCATTGGAAGATTCGGCTACCACCACCCGACTCACCATCCGCCAGTAAACCAGATATTACATAGCTTCGGTCAGGACGGGGGTTACGCAGACCCTGTGGGTCGTCTACTGGAAACTCGCCCAAGTGCAATTGTGGCTGATCTGGGTCCCAACACTCCGGGCAAACCAAGAGGTCGTAGTTACGCCCCTTGACGACTTCACGCTTCAAAAGCGTCAGCTTAAAGCGCTGGTCACAGCGATCACACTGGGAGATCGCATTTTTACCGGAGGCAAACCTGTTACCCATTACACAAGCCTTCCTTTAGTCATACCGCGTTGGGCAATCCCATCAGCACGGGAGGAAGCGCTAGAGACCTTGCCACCTTTTTTAAACGATGCTTCGCCCAAGTCTACCCGCACAGGGCGGCTTTTTGCGCCAACAAAAGCACTCCCAACGCGACTTGGTAACGACAGTAGACCATTTGGTAAATCTACCGTATCTTTTGCAAGTTTCTTTGTTTTCTCAAAAGTGCTAAGTTTTTCATAATCAGCCGACCGAGGAGCGCCTTCGCTAACTAAATCATCCTTAAAATCATAACTATCATGTGCTACAAGCCGTCCTTCTGGTGTTTTTTCATACCGGAAACGCCCAAGCGTATTACGCGCTGCATCAGAAGGTAAAGGGCTGTAATCTTTAACCGCCCGATCCGCGCTTTCTCCATAATCTTTGTAGTCTACCGTCGGGTCTAGTGCTCTGGGAACTTCTGTTATTTTCCCGTTTTTAAATATTTTTTTGGTTGGCGGTTGGCGTTCTTTTGAGCGCATGACCGCATCACGCATTTGTTTTATTTCGGACGCGCTAAAGTTTTTTTCAGTAATTGGCGAGGTGTCACCACTTAACGTACCTACAAAAGTACGGATTTGAGACGGGATTACATAACTCCCGCTTTCTCCTGAAAATTTCTTAACCTGCTTTGACATCAGGTACCACCAATGAACTGTTGCCGTGGCACAAAGCGAATAGACGCTTTTTCTTGGTCTTCGCCAGCCGCTATCTGCCAAGCTTCGTCGTACTGGGCCTTCAACATGGGTATCCGCTCAAAACCAGAAGGAATCTTTACAGCAATGTAGTACGACAGACCCGCCGCCATGCAGGGGATGAACCTGAACGGCACGTCCATGACGTTGACACCGCCACCTGCATCCTGAGTACGGCGCAGTCTCCAGTACACGAACTGATACGTCTGGGCATTGTCAGGAGTCGGCCAAACTGTGACCGCTGGAACTTGCGCCCAGTACACAGTTGTTCCAGAAGTGTGAGCCGCCGCAGTAGTGTTTTGCTGGCCACGGAAACAGTTAGACAGGGTATTGCCTGTTATATATCCGTAGTTGATGATCTCGCTGTCAATTTTAATGAAGCCAGATGCGGGTAAACCCGTAGCATTGCTCAACACAATATCGGTGGAAGACGAGGTAATTGTGGTGCTCAGAGTCGCGCTCACGGGCGAATTCTGACCGTTGAACCGCTGCACCCAGACTTGGATTGGGCGGGCTTGTTGAATTTTGTTGGGGATCGTAGCGTAGGTAGAAACACTAATACGGGTAATGGTCAAATCGGCCTGCGTTGCCGCCACGTTCCCGCCCGTGCGAATCACATGCTCCAGCAGATCAATGGTGTCGTCTGGCAGTGCGTAGGTGTTTTGCCCTTGAACCAAGTCAATGATGCTTGACTCAAACGTCCACATATTGATGCCGCGACTGGCCCAATCTGCAAACATGATGTTGAGGCTGCGCCGCGCTGTACGCAAGTCGTAACCCGTTCGCATCTCCGAGCCAGCACGCTCGTAGGCTTCCTCAACCAATTCTGTTAGGTCAAGGTTAAATGTTGTTGCGCCAGAGGTGACTGCCATTATCTAAACCCTGCTGTTTTCTTTGCAATGTTTTTTGGTTGCGCTACAAACTGTTTACCTGCCGCTTTACCTGCCCGTTTTGCTTTTGTAGTTGCAGCGTACTCCGCAGAGCTAAGACTTTTGATCGCAGCTTCTGGGAGATACCGCTCACCCGTTTTTGACGAAGGCTTTCCCGACTTGGTGCGCCACTTCTGATCGCCCCAGTTTTTTAGGGAAGTCTGCGGCGGTTTCAATCTCTGTATCCCCCACCTGCGGCTTTATAGCGTTTAGCCATTACTTGCGCTTTTCTCGCGCTCCATTGCCCTGCACCTGTACCAACAATTGCCGCAGCTTTGACGCTGTTAAAAATCCGTTTGCGTAAATTAGGCTTGGTGTAGTTACCCGCTGCGTTTACTTTGGATTTTGTTTTGCCGCCCTCTTTGTATACCTCGACATCATTCGGGTTGTCCTTGCGAACAACCTTCTTGCCTTTGGGCATTTTGGATGGGCTGATGTTGCCCATCCCACGGCTTGCCATCATTGGATAATTGTCCCACGGGTTTTGCCACGCTGGGCGCAACCATCAGCACGGCTTGATGCGGTACCACCCTTGGCGTACTTTTGATCCGGGGTTTCTCTGGTGTACTTCTCATCATCCAAAATATTTTTAGCGGCTTCCCGCGCTCTGTCAGTACCAGATTTTTCAATACCACGGGTTTCACGCTTTACTTCAGCATCGGCTTCACGCGCAGCTTTTGAACCCATCTCTTTACGTGCGGCTGCTTCCGTATCTAAATCGCCTCTAACCGCACGGATTGCGTTAGATACAGCCGCGCCGGGACCAGAATAGGTTCCAGCAGACATATCATATTTATCTAATCCTTTTGCGCGGGCACTTGCCGCCATTGGGGAATCCCCTTTTACCTCATCATCTTCACTAGATAAACCTAACGTGCGAATGCGGTTTTTGATTGCGTTTAGAGTTGCCATGATTCACCTCAATAGATTTTGTACTTGGTTTTACCACGAGTGGCAATACCGTCAGCACGTTTAGAAGCCGAAGACATGCCACCACTGGCCATCTTTTTGGTTTTGACGCTACCACCTTTTTTCTTCAGGGTGAAGTCTTTACCACCAAGGCTGCTACGAACAGCGGCGGCTTGAGCGGCAAATGCGGGATCAGAAGGGTCGAGGTTGTAACGGGCAGCGTTTTCTTCCAGCATACCTCTCTCACGAGCGGCGGCACGAGCGGCGCGGTCACGAGCAACCAAATCAGCCTTGGACGGCCCTGAGATTTGGCGGGTCGGGTTGTTGGCCAAAGCCTTCTGCTCTGCCATCTCCAACGCTTTGCGCTCAGACATTCCCAACGCTTTAGGCCCAGCAAACTTGGCCAACGCCGTACCCGCAGAGCCAGCAGCTTTTGCAAACCTACCTATAGGTATAAAGTCACCCGTCATATTTTCAGCAGCTTGGCCTTCAATTGCAGCCTGCCGTGCTGCTCTGGCTTGAGGGGTAGCGGCTTGCCGTTGTGCGGCCTCATACTGCTGTTGCCGATAGGCTGCTGCTTCACCAAAACCCGGACCTCTACCACCAGCGGAATTATTCATTCCAGCAGAAGGACGAGCGGCTGGACGCACAGGGGCACGAGCGGCTGGACGCGCAGGGGCACGAGCGGCTGAACGAACGGGCGCGGGACCACCATACCCAAAGCTACCAGCGTCCAATCCTGATGGCCCTATGTCGGCCATTGCCTCAGTCTGGTCTACAGGGTCTCCAAACTCACGGTCGTTCAACGCGTTAATGGTTGGATTACCCATAGCCGCATCGGGGTCAACCCCGGTGGTCTGCGGCCCAGCGGTCTGCGTTTCTGTTTTTAAATTTTTTCCGGGGCGCAGATGGTATGCCAATGCGCCAAGCGCAGCCAATCCGGCTAAATCTCGTGCTCGTGCCATGTCAGGCTCCTTTTAGCAGGCCGTGCCGCCCTTTTTCAACAACTTGCCTTTGGTCTTGCCTTTGACAGCAATACCATCAGCCCTTGAGGATGCAGAACCGCCTTTAGCATAGGCCATACCGCCGCCCATCATTTTTTTAGCACTGCCGCCGTGTTTCATTGCGCCTTTACCGTCAGCAGCAAAAGCTGGCATTTTTTTACCATCTTTCATTACCATAGCCATACCGCCCTTTTTCATGGCTGAATCTTTCATCATCTTGCCGTCAGGCATCTTGTGCATACCATCTTTTTTCTTAGCCATCATGGCCATCATGCCGGGGTTCATTTTTGAAGCCATAGTATCACCACCTTTTTTAAAAAGACTTGAATCACCATGATCGGTTTTTGGTTTGTTGATGCCTTGCCGATCTACTCTTGTTCTGTCGCCCTTGCCAAACGACATACCTTTGCTCTTGTCACTGAACTCAGCGCCAACAGATTGGGGTACACCCACTTTCTTGGCAAACCCTTTGTTGTGGGCTACCGCGTCCATGAACCGCTTTTGCTTTTCACTCGTTGCTGGCATCGTTTTTTCCTTTACGGCCAACCCAACCTTGGACAGTTTTGGTTTCCCAAATGCGGATAACAGTCCAAATGATTGTGAACACTGCGGCTACAGAAGGCAACATATCAATGAGAGTTCCCACAACCGTAACAAACGACAGCGCGTCAATGACGTATTTTGCGGTCTCGTGTGTGGTATCTGTCATGTCAGTACATCTTTCCACGGGTCTTACCCCGTTGGGCCATACCGTCTGCCGAATTAACATACCCACCCTCAGCGCAATTCCAAGCCCGTAGGCTCTTGTTAATCCGGCTGTTTGGGTCGTTGGCTGTCTTCTCGGATGTGAGTTTCTTCTTCATCCCAGTCATCCTTGCACAGAAAGAGTCGCGCCTGCTGCCGCCCTCGGGCTGCGGGGCTTTTAACCCCGGCTTGCCCGGATTGGCTGCATTGTAGGAAGCCCGGCCTTTGGCGTTCAAGCCACCTTTCTCCGATTTGCCTTCCTTGCGTGTCCATGCAGGGGACTTAGCCATAAAACACCACTGCGGTGGTAGTTGCAGATATCACTGCGGAGATGTTGGTACTACATTTAATACCTTCTCCGGGAAACATTATGTAGGTAGACCCCGCTGCCGCTGGCGCAGTGAATGAAAACATAGCTGTGCCGCCTGTGCCATCATTCAACACGACTGTTGCGCCCGTTGAAAAGCTGATGGATACGCCCTTGATGCGGGCTGGACCCGCAAAAATAGTAGTGGTCGCGCCAGCAGCGCCAACTGCTGACTTAACGTCTGTTTGCATTGCCATAATTAATCTCCTGTGAAGCGGGGGCCGAAGCCCCCATGATTAATTACTGTTGTGTGCTAGTTGGGTTGGCAGAACCGTCAGAGTCACGGACAGTGTATGTAACTGACACAACAATTGATCCTGCGGTTGCATCAGCTGTAGCCGCTGTAAACGTGCCAAAGATGATTGCATCAGTTGTTCCTACATTGTTAGTCTTAGACGCAACAGTAGCCGCAGCAATCGTTGCAGGAGAGACTTGAACCACTGATGTTCCAGTGTTCAGCGTAGTCATATAAAAGTTAGAGGTTCCAGAGGTTCCAATAACAACGCCGCAATTACTAGCGCCAGTTAAAGCAGTAATTACGTAAATATCAAACCGCATAATTTGTGCGCCAGCAGGCAGAGTAAACATCTGTACTGCGGTGGGAGACGCCAAAATAGTGGCTGTGGCTGCGGTGTACGACTGAGAAACAATCGTTGCGCCCAAATTACGAATGGTGCCAGCAGTGGTTCCAGTTGTGTTTTTAACAGTGCCCAACAACCAAGGGCCTAAGTGAGTTGCGAATCCCATGTTTAATTCTCCATGCGTTGTAGCGTATCAATCTGCATGAGGTCAGCCGGGACTGTTTGATACACCGGTTTTCCCGGAATGAATGCAATATACACCAAAAGAAAGGGGGGCACAAGGCCCCCCATTTCATCAGGCCGAGCCCGGAGAGCCGAAGACTCCCAAGGGATCAGACCAGCCGAAGCTATAACGCTCACGAGCCTTGTAACGGACGTTGCCGGTATCAAAGTCGCCGTCCATGCTATTAGCAAGGGGTGAACGAACAAAATGCTTCAGACCATTGGGCACATCAGTCGTCAGGTACCAGCCGGTCGTATCGGTCAGGTAGTGGTTGACGCAGTAACCTTCAGGGATGGAGCCGTTGTTCTTCAGTGCGTTGATATCGTTGTCAGTGGTTCCAACGCGGAGGCTGGTTTCCAACAAACGGGTAGCAACAAACATCAGTGCCGGGGGCACGATCAACTTGCGAGGCTTGGCAGCGATCAACAATCCACGCTCGTCAGTCCAAGCAGCGATCTGAATAACGGCGGCTTCCAAAGAAGTCTCGTTTAAATCGGCTGCGGTAGAAGGACGGTTGGAGTTGGTTCCGCCAGAGACCAAGGGGTGAGCGGTGCTGAACAGAGCAACACCGTCACCACCAGCATAAGCCGCTGAGAAACCGTTGTTGATGACAGCAGCACTTTTAACCTGCTTGGTGTACGACATAGCACGAGCCAGACCTTTGGTGTAGCGAGCAGACAGGCTGTCGTACAAGTTATCTTCAATCGCTTCTTCAGTGATTGAGAAACCCAAGGCAATGGTTTCGTGGTTGTAACGAGTCGTCCATGCTTCTTGTGCATTGTCATAAGCGATGGCAGAACCTTCGTTTTTAACAGGGGCAGCAGAGAAACCAGACAGTTTCGTTTCTTCTTCAAAAGAACGCTCAGAGGTTTCGGTTTCATAAATTTCTTTATGTTCCTCACCATAACGGGCGTACTCCATGCCAAACAAAGCGTTCAGGCCGGGAAGAAGTTCTTTAAGTAGTTGTGCGCGTGAAATAGCCATTATTTATGCTCCTTATGCGCCAGTGGCAGAGTAGTAACCGTGCAGTGCTTGGTTAAATTTAACCAATACTTCGGGAAACTGAGTGAACACTATAGTGGAAGAAGCAGGAATTGCTACAACACTACCCGGCACGGCAATCGCAGCGTTAATCGTAACTGACGTTGCAGCGGCTGCCGCAGCGGTGGTTACAAAAGAACCTGTTTGAATGATTTGCCCATTTGCTGCAACGTAAGCTACATCTGTTCCAACAGGGATTGCGCTAGGCAAGCCAGAACCAGTTAAGGTAATAGTTGTAGAAGATGAAGAGCCAGTGGCAGATACAGTGATAGCAGACTCTTGTACCAAGCCAACCAAACGCAAAGGTAAGGTGGTTGTTACGGGAGTTGCTGACGGAGCCAAAACTGCGTTAGCAGAATTACCAGTGGTGGTGTTACCCGTATTGTTAATGGCAGATAGGTTGGTACCAACCATAGCCATAGCAGCGGAAGCAACAGCAGTAGTAGCGGAACATACAACAGCCTTGAACACAGCATCAGGGTCGTCCAATACATAGGCTTGGCAGTCACCTGCGAGGGTGCTTGCAGGCCAGTATTGAGCAAATTGCTTTTGCTTGTTTAGCGGGTTTGTATAAGTACATCCCAAGAAAATACCAACCGTTTGGTTTAAACCAGTGCCAGTAGAAACTGAGGCACGAGTTACAGAACCACGCGATAGTACGACAAAGTCACCATAAAAGATGTCGGTCGCATAACCGTACTGGATAGGGTACATACGGGTAGAACCCGCAAATACTTGACCACCAATTAGGTTCTGCGGCAACAGCCCATACGGAGCTGATACAACGGGATAAGCCATTTAAGACTCCTTTTAAAAGTTAAGTTCCAGAACCAAAAGTCACTTGAGATTTTCTCTCAGCAAACTTTCGCATCCGAGGATCATTTTCCTGCATGTACGTGTTGTCCACAGAGTCCATCTGAGCTTTGTTTTGTTTAGCAAAATGGGTATCTCGCTGAACCATAAACTCGGCTGGCGCTCTACAAAGCAACAGTCCACCTACTTCAATACCACCTTTAAAGCGGCCTTCAGTAGTAGCGTGCATCATCATTTCAGGATATTCGTCCGCTTTCACGGGTTCAAATCCCTCTCGCAACTTTGAAGAGATATTGCTTGGATCACTAGCACCTAGTGTTGAAATACGTATCCAACGATGCGCCCATCCTGGCCGTTCATCAGGAGACGGTAAAGCCTCCGGGGGTCTCCAAACAGCGGGTCGTTGGACTGCTGCACGGGTTTCCAATTCACGAGCAAGACGGTTTTGTGCTTTATCAGCACTCTTAGTTTCATCCATCATTCACCTCTATTAAGTAAAGCAACCTGTTTAGCATACTGTTCTGGAGTAATCCCGAGCTTGCGAGCCAACGCAACTTGAGACTGCTTCAGTTTAATACGATTAGGCGGTGTGCTCCGAGTGGCAGGTGCCACAGGCGAAGCAGCGATTTTTGTTGCACGGCGTGGGCTTTCGTCCTCGTCCGGTTCTGAAGTCTTTCGTGGAGGCTCTTCAAATTCCTCGTCGCTCTGGGCATCGAAATGCTCAGGAAATCTTTTCCGCATGGTATGGTCAACTGTTTTGAAATAGTCTTCCGAACCAATATAGTCCGCACCATACTCTCGTTGTAATCGTTTGTCAAGGCCCATAGCAGACATTGTCATTTCATCATCAACACCAAACCAGTCGTTGTTTTTATCCAACCACTTCTGGGTGCGAGGACTGACCTTGGGTTTCTGGGGCTGTTGTTGGGATGGGGGCAAAAATTGGCGGTCTTCATCCACCTCAATTGGCTTCATCCCAGAAGCCTTATCAATCTTCAAAGTTGCCTTGGATATGGCCTCTTGTGCGGCCACCAACTCGTCAGAATTGCCAGCATCATAAGCATCTTTGTAACGCTTTTTAGCTGATTCCATTTCAATTTCAGCGGCACTTTTGGAAGTTTCGATATAGGCTTTACTGCCGTGTGAAAGCTGTTGTTGGAGCTTTTTGTTCTCCTCAAACACCTGTCGGGCAAAATCTTCTGCGGCTTCCCGCTCGCGCAAGGCTTGTTCTTTGGCCCGGCGCTCGTCGTGATACCCACGGGTAAACTTCTTGATGCGTGCCTGTACCTTCTCATCGTATGTGGCAAGCTCATCATCGGTGGGGTCTTCAGGCGGCGTGGCCATAGGCTTTCGCCCACGGTCTGCTGGAGGGGTGTCATCCTCAATTTCCAATTGGAAATCGTCTTCTTTGGCCGTTGCTTTTGCGTTGGCCTTGGCTTCTTTCTCGTCCGGAAACTCGAAATCTTCACCTTTAAATTCAGGTAATGTTGCCATGTGTAACTCCTTTATGCAGCGCGGGTGATGCCACGCGGGTCTTCAACAACGGCTTCGACCGAATCATCATTGATGATGCGGAACTCTCGGCCATGAATCTTCAAGCGGGTGCCTGAATTAGGGCGGACGATGACAAAGTCACCCTCCTTACACGACGGTCCACTGGGGAACCGGATAGTGTCTTTGTAGCAATCGGGGCCAAGTTTCACAACGAATAGGATCGGAGTGAGTACTTCCTCATAGTGCATGGTTTTGGAGTCTTTCAACAGTCCAACTTCGCTGTCGTGATATTCCTCGATTGCTTCGGGAACCACACACAACATATGAAACCGTTTGGGATCAGGCAATTGTTTTGCCTTTTGCTCTGCCGTGGTATTCAGAATGCCAGACAGGTCTACTGCCGCAACGTCAAACTCAGTCATCAGACTTCTCCATTTTTTGCACAAGGTCGTTAATGATGTTTTCTGCGAGGCTCAGACCCCGGATGACTCCGCAGACTTTTTTGTACTCGTCAAAGGTATCGGCTCGGCTTGCAGCGATAAAAGCAATTTGCTCCTGTCGCACCTTCTCGATTTCTTTGGCAACTACAGCCAACAATTTGTAATCACTCAATCATTTTCCCTTTTAGGTTTGCTGGACTGTTTATTCTGCGCTGTCCGTTGCGCCTGTTGTACAGCCATTTGAGTGCGGTGTTTAGCCGCATCCATGCCCATACGAACTCCTTCCATCTCGCTTTGGCGATCAAGCTTATCTCTTGCAGCGGCTGCTGTAGCCGCGACCTGCATTGCAGCAATTTCCTTTTGTGCCGCGATACGCGACTCTTCAATACGCAGGCGGTCTGCTTTCTCCGCCGCTTCAACTTTTTGCTTTTGCGCTTTAAGTTGAAGTTCTTGCCCCTTCAACTGCAACTCTTGCTGCTGCATTTGGATCACTGGGTCTTGCATCTGTTGTTGCGCCTGTTGTTGCTGGGCTTCCTGCTGGGCCTTTTGCGTAAGCTGCTGTGACGCTTGCGCCACCATCATCGCAATCTTGTCAGCGATATCAGGCGGGATGTTCTTGTTCTGGTCTTCGGTAGGTAAGGGCATACCAATCGCCATCTCAATTTGCTTGCGATACTCAAACGCCATGTGTTCATTGACGTGAGCCAACGCTGCCGCCATGATCGCCTGCGCCTGCGGGTTCATCTGCATCATCTGCTGAATCTTCGGATTCTGAATCGCAGCCATGTGAGCCTGGATGTGAGCCTCATGGTTCTGCTCAATGAACGCCTTGACAGGCTTCATGGTCAACAGATTCTGGTTCTCCTGCACAGGGTCCGTGGGAGTCTGGTCATCCTCAATCGGCACAAGTTTGGCGGCGTTCTTAACACCCAACACCTCAATCATCTGACGGTGCAGCAGCGGCAAGTTGTACAACTGTGGGGCTGACTGAGCAAGCTGGAGGACTGCTTGATACTGCACAACCTTTTGTGCCATCGTGCTGGCATTGGGGTCGCTCACGGGGATCACGTCCACCAAGTCGTAGTCGGCTTTCCTAGCTTTACGAGAGCCTTCTTCTGGCTCGTAGGCATACTCTTCCGGGGTGTAGTCAGCGATGATGACCTTCAAGAGTTTGAACTCTTGCTTCATTGTGAAGTGCATACGCGCTTGAACTGCGCCCATCACTTTTAGAGTGCGCTCCAAAATTGCCAACGTGGTACCCACGGGCGCTTGTGCGCTCATGTCACTGACCTGCATGTCACCACTGGAAGCAAACGAGCGACCTTCTTGGACGATGCGGTCAAACAACATATACAACACTTGGCTTGGCTCTTTGTACGGCAGGGGCAGGATGTTGTCCCTGATTGAGCCACTCGGCACATCTACATCTCGGAACTCGCCGGGCTGGATGGGGGTGTCGTCTCCTTTGATTCGGAGGCCACGGGACTTGAGACCACCGGGCAAGTTAGAAAGGGTGCCTGCGTCCACAAGCTGACGAATGAGCATAGTGGCAGATTTGGCATAGCCACCAATAAGATGAATAAGGCCGTACCCATAGAACCCAAACCCTGGAATGTATTGATAGTGAACAAAGTGCTGGCGTTTGAGGTGCAGTCTGTCGCCCTCGTACCAATTCCTTCGGATGGCCACAACCTTACGTGTGCCCTTCTCAACAGTCACAACGTAAGGCAGTGCGATGCCAGTGAGTCGCTTCTTCTTGTCAACGTCCTCGTATCCGGGCAAGTCCAAGTCAACGTGCATCTCAAGGAACCGATAACGATCATCTTGAATCGCAGACATGCCAGTCTCCTCGGCTTTCTGCTTCTCAATGTCGTCCAACTCATACGTGGGGTCACCCAACTCTACGTCCATGTAGAACCCAGCTTCTATAAGCTTGGCCACTTCATTCTTGGTCTTACGCATCACGTGCGTAACACGTTCTGCTGTCTCCAAGTTACTTGCGCCGTAGGGCACAACGATATCTTCAGCAGGAATAAACACCGCCATCTGGCGTCCCTTGCTTGGGTCGTAGTACACCTTCTTAAACGCAGAACCCGCAATGGGCAGGTTCCACAACATCTTCTCGTGCTCAGGGCGATACTCATACATTACATCGGTCAACTGGTAGTTCATGTCTTCACGAACTCGCGCCGCCGCTTCTTCCATCTCTGGGGTGTCCTTGCCAAGAATGACAGTCTTCACAGGCCCAGCGGCTGGGAACGTCTCGGTGATACCTTCGCTCTGGAACCTAACCACACTCTCAGTCAGCATCGGGTGAAACACACCACACGCCCCCTGCCACGGCTCGGTACGCTCTTCGTACTTCAACCCCAACAGTTTTAGCCCATCAACGTAAGTCTGCATCCAGTCCTTGCGGTCGTTGATGTCCTTGCCAAACTCTTCAATCAAATCTTCGCCCAGAGACTGCAAGTCGCTGTCGTCCATGTACTCGGCCAAGTTGGCGTCAAAGTCCTCGTCCGTCTCTTCCTCCGGCTTCAGATTGATCTCCAACCCACCCATGCCAATGGTGACTTCCTCGGGGTCTTCAATATCAATCTCCAACTCGGGGCCGTCCTCCATCTCAGCCAACCCCAGAGGAGCCGCGTACAGACCTTTGTCCATTGAACTTGTTGCCATGATTAATCCTTAAATGATTTTCCAACTACCTTGACTGTAATTGTCAGGCATTTTGATTGCGCCACCTTTGGCAAGTTTTAATGGGTTCAACATATTTATCACTTCTCCTGCACCGGGGCGGCGTCCGCCCAAACCTGTGCTGGAACCCGTTCCTCTAATTGGCTTTTGTCCCAAACCACCTTCAAGTACTTCAGTAATTGCATTGCCAAAATGAACACCTTTACCTGTATCCCCTACAGGGCTTTGGCTTTTATAAATTTCAACTGGATGCAAGCCAACTTCTGGTTTTGTTGTAAACGGAGCTTTTGCAACCACAGAGCCAACTTTTTTTGGCCCATAGTCTTCCAGTAGTTTGATTTGTGCATTTCCCGTTGGTTTTCCATCTGGCCCTATTTCTGGAATAAGTTGTGTAGATACATCTGGATTTTGAAGCCAACCAGCCAAAGCTGCTGTAGATGGTTTGTCCATATATACCGTCTTACCTGACTTTGGTTGAACCCCAGTTGATGTATCTCTATGTTTTTCACCGCTTCTGTTCCTTATAGTTTGGCTGCCGGGCAAATGAGCATAAGTAGACCCACGCTCAGTGCGGTACATATACTCTACATCCGGTATATCTTTAAATGCTTCGTAGTCCATACTCATCCTTACACTGTGTAGTACCGCTCTCGGCGGTAACCATTGAAATACTTAATCTCATCAGCCTCGTCAGTAGGTAAGCGCATATACCCGCCCTGTCGAAAGCGCATGAGTGCCAGCGTCATTGAGTCCACCAAGTCATCGTGCTCGCCCGATGGAAAAGACGCAACTTCGTCCACGAGTTCTTCAGCCCACCGTGTCTGTGGTGCCCATACTTTACCTGAAGCAAACAAATCTGACACGGAATTTAACCGACTGATCTTATCTTGCCCCTTGCCTGGGGTGTACTCCTGCACTGGGATACCCATCGCTCGGAACTCTTGGATGAGCGGCGCACCCGCTGCCTTCTTCTCCACAAGGAACGAGTCGGGGTCCCACTCCTGCCATTCTTCAAACGCCCACTTCTTCAAATCAGGAAACTCCACTCGTTTCTTCACAGAGTTGAGCAAGATGATATTGGGCAGGTGTTTGTCTTCGTCGTTGTAGAACACACCCCATGTTGTGCAGGCACTGTAGTCATTCACCTTCTTCAACTCGTGCGCCGTGTCCCAAGCTTGGATTGTGAACTCACACTGAGGCGGGCTGTCATGCGGCCACCACTTCCACCACTCTCGTTTGATGATTGCGGACGTATCTGAGGTCGGCTGCTGCTGGTATTGGGCCATCCACTTGCCACTTGGAAGCTCATCACGCAGGGCTTTTAGCTCTTTTTCGGACCAAAACTCGGGCCAAAGTGGCTTGTCATTGGGCAAAATTGCAGGGAATTCAATCACTTTCCACTCTTCACCACCCCTTTGGGCGGCTGCTTTGAGCACTTGAGCAGTCAAATCCCGCAATGACCACCTTGTCATAACGATAACAATGGCCCCACCCGGCTGCAAACGCTGACGCGGACCTGACGTGTACCACTCATACACCTTGTCGTACACCTCTGGGTTGTACGCACCAATCGCGGCCTCTTGCTCTGAGTGCGGATCATCTATTATTAGTACGTCAGCGCCCTTACCAGTCACTGCACCACCCACACCGATAGCGAAATAGTCCCCGCCGAAGTTGGTGTTCCACCTACCAGCCGCTTTTGAGTCCGTTTGAAGCTCAATTTGGGGAAAAATCCGCCTATAAGCGTCCGAATCCACCAAATTTCGCACCTTTCGTCCGAATCCCGTGGCCAATTCTGCCGTGTGGCTGGTCTGAATCACCTTTTTGTGCGGAAATTTGCCCAAAAACCAAGCTGGGAGCAAGAACGAGGCGAATTCTGACTTCGTATGACGTGGTGGCATGTTGATGATGAGGCGTTTCACGTCCCCACGGGCCACTTCTTCAAAGGCGCGGGCCATCCTCTCGTGATGCCGACCATGAATGAACCCCGGCCACACCGCATGAACGAACTCCATGTAGTCATCGGCGGCTTTTGCCCGAATCTTACGGGTACGCAGTTCTTCCAAAATCTCTGTGATCGTGGCCTGCTCATCTTTAGGGAACCGTTTTATGACTGCTTGGAGTTGTGCAGGGGTAAGCTGCTGCACCCGATCGATCACTTCCGGGTTTTTGAACATCTCGCTGGCGTTACTCATTTGTCTCAAGCTCCCCGCCAACCAACCCTAGTTCTTCATCAATATCGATAACATCTACTGCCGGGGCTTGTGGCAACGGGTCATACTCTACGGGAATCTCACGGCTGTCCACATCAATGATGTCACTCATGTATGCAGAAAGTTTTGTGGCAAGCTCATTTTCAAGTTCTTCTGTTGTGCGGTGTGTTATGTTTATCTCAACACGTTCTACAAAGGCACCCACGTCCGACAGTTTGCCCAGCATCTCAAGCGCCTTCAACTCCACCTTGTCGTTGCCGCAGTCCGACTTCTCCAACAGCTTCAACTTTATATATGAACGCAACTGCTGTGCATTACGCACCACATCAAAGTCGTACTCGTTGAGCAACGCCCGTAGCATCAGGGCTTTACCCGGTGTGTTTATATGAGTGGGTGGTGTGGCCGGGCTGTCCATGAAAACAGCACGTGCTTCCTTCTTGTCTTCTTCTGTTGGGATGCAGGCCGCATCATCCAAGCCGTTTTCCTGTAAAAACTCTACGGTGTTGAACGCACGTTGAGCACGCTCACGCAAATCCAATAAGTCCTCATCCGTCATTTTGAACGGTGGCGGGACATCGAGTTCTGGTGTTACAAGAATCATGGGAGGAAAAGGGCACTCCAAAGTTGCCGAAATGTAGCATACATATATAGTGTATGCAACAGGAGGTTGGGACTCCAAGCCGGGGGGTGTTTTAAAAACGGGGTAGGGGGGTACCTACGAAACCTACGAAAGACCCCCTCCCCCCCCATAGCACAACATCTTATAGTGTGGTTGAGTTAGACGTGAGGAGCTACAGGGGGGTGTTTTAAAAATGGGTAATGTAACGAGCAAATTTGAGTAGTAGAGGCCAAGATGGTACCAAGTTCAAAATCTGGGTGGTGGGGTCGTTTGGCTTTCATACTGTATGAAACATAAAACTGTCAGGCAATAGCTATCTCGTGCATTCTGTAGCTACTTGTGCCACAATAGAGCATCGGTTGAGAGAACATTCCGTTCTCGCCGATAACAAAGGACTGATTGTGAACAACACATCAAAAACCCTCTCGCTCGACAATGTCGCCATCGCAACCCAAATCGGTGTTACTCTCGCCGAACTGAACCTTGTTGAAAACAAGGCCGAGGTTCTCAAACGTGAGATTAACGGCAACATCAAGGCCTTGCATCACAACAAGGTCAAGGTGGGCATCTATCGCAAAGATGGTACGGGTTGCGCCGTTGCAACGGGCTTCATTGACGGATGCGTTGCTGGTGGCATCAAGGCTAGCACGGCACAACGTGTCTACCTTGGCACCTTCAAGAGTGCCGTTGCATCGGGCAAAGAAGTTGCCGATTGGAATTCTTCACGTGAGAAGTCCAAAGGTGGCGCATCAAACAAGGCAACTAAAAAGGCTGAGTTTGCAGATAAGCTTGCCAAAGCTTATCGGGATGAAGAATTTGCCGGATTCATCGTTGACCTCGAAAAGGCATGGGATGACCAGACCATCAAAACCTTGATGGAAGGTGTCAAATCCTACCTCGAAATGAACGGCATCAAGACCGACAAGAAATAACTTTCATACCGTATGAAAGCTTTAAGCCCCGCTTCGGCGGGGCTTTTTTTTGCCCAAAAATTTTGAGACCTGTATCCGATACCTGTTTCACGCCTGCCATCCAGTCCTACGCTGGACGCTTTCGGTGTGCATACAGACCGAAAATTCAACCTATCAACATCTTGTGGCGTGTTGTAGTTTCATCCCAACTACTAGCTCAGGTCTAATTAAAGGGTGCGAAAACTGTTCCCTCGCCGCTGGCCGTGCTAGATGTAGTGACATAGTGGGGTATGTAGTTTGTCTGGAGTAATGCGGTATAACATGGTGCTGTATTGTGCTAAGACCCTTGACAGATTACTACGCCATACATCATCTTACGCTACACACGCTACATACCCCACTATGTTATTCTAACTTTCATACTGTATGAAAGTTGCTTATACTTCTGAACACTGTTCCCTCGCCGCTGGCCGCACCGACCTGCTTAATTTTTGTGCAGAATACGTAACGCTGTAATAAGCAAGAGCATTATCTACTTTATTCTGCAATATTCTATGCACCGGAATAAAACAATCCCCTTTTAAATTAAGCACTTGCGAAGAATTATTCCCCTATTATTCTTATATTCTTATAAATATATATATATACCAATCTTAAATTTCTACATATATTCAATCATACAAAAAACATGTTGGCTGTGTGTTGTGAAAATCTATATTTTCTCTCTCCTTTGCTTTCTCTGGCTCAAATCTCAAAAATCAAAGAATAAAGGAATAATATACCCTCCTCCCCTCCTAACACGTTGATATCATTGAACTTTCTTTTATTCCTACCCCTAGAATATTGCAGAATAAAGTAGACATTGCACTTCCCAGCACTCTTTCATACTGTATGAAACCCCTTCATACTGCCTTATTTTGACTTGACAAGACCATGTAAAGCTGTTACAATAGAGGCTCATTCGGAACAAATACGTTTCAATGACAGGGGCAACTTTCATACCGTATGAAAGCTGGCATCGTCCAAGCCCCTAGGCTCTTTAACAACCTATAAGACACGCATGACAACTTGTTGTCATGTAAATCAAACCGCCGCTCGGAACTAATGTAATACGAGAAGCACAAAGGCAGAAGCAAGCAAAGAAGAAGGGCCGGAACTGCAAGGGCGGGTTGGCTAAACGTAGGCAACCTACTAGCACTCACAAGTGAAGTGCATAGCCAGACAAATACAGCGTCATGAATCAGCAAGGGCAACCCTGCATGAACGACAACGTAATTTCTGTCTGTACAAACAACCCCAACCCAAGCTATCCAAGATACCCCACAACGATGTGTGAAACCTCCCTGTGCGAATAGGCGTCTGGTAGTCAGTCCAGTGCATACGTGGTGTAGTGAGTAGTGAAACTGATTGTTTCCGAAGAACGATAGCGTATGCAAACGTAAACCAATATAGATACTGCCTAAATGTGTTGGGGCTGGCTTTCATACCGTATGAATGCTGTGGGCGAAAGTCCTAAACCCCTAATGTGGAGTATGCGGTGGATGTAAAAAGAGTCAACAAGTCATCCACAGCCAACAACCACTAGAGACCCGAACCTGCGTAAGCAGGGATATGCGGCAATGACAAACACTATCGCAGTTAGTAAAGCAATAAAAGCGAAGCACGACCAAGTAACGACAAGTAACTACGACGGTGCTGTGGTAACAACACAGCACAAGAGACTATAGCGTGTAGGGCATGGGTAACCATGTCCTATGCGGTGGCAGTCTCGCCATCGTTCAAAGGATTCATACAGTATGAAAGACTCAAATTCAATCCCAAACCTTTACATCGTGGACTACTGGAAGCCGTTCCCATCGTCTGAGTATGGCGGTGTGCAATGTGTTGTTGCACATAGTGATGCCGAGTGCGAACGCATCCTTGCAGATGACGTAGACGAGTTTCACCGTGGATACCATCCCGACTACCGTGAACGCATCGCCAACTGCATCAAGAGAGCCAAGCGTTTCCCTGTGGATGCCGCAGATGTGGGCATCGTGTACGAATTCAGAACTTAAAGGAGAGAGCAAATGAACAAGTGGGTAATCATTTTCTACGGCAACTACGAACCGTCAGACGTGTTCGGGTTGTTCGATGCTGAGTCGCAAGCACATACGTTTGCCGAAACACACAAGACCCATTGGGATTATTACGAGGTCAAGATGGTCAAAGATAAAGGAGAGAGCAAATGAAATACAACTCATTGATGGAAGCACAGATGGGCGAATGGCCTGACAGCTTGGTGCTGACCGACCGACAGATGTGCGAAGCACTCGAGCGGGTTGTGCCCGACTGGATGACCAACCACAAGATGAAAGACTGGCCCATGTATGACGCACGCCATGAATTTGGGGAGTGGTATGCGCCCATCTTCTATCTTGAGTGGGAGCGCCAGCAGATAGAGCAGACACGCGCAAGGTGGGCACGCAGTGCCTTCAGGTGCCGATCAGAGTGGCCGATGGGGTTCTTCTATGCGTGCGGCAAGCAAGACGATGGGACATACCGCCATGTGGGGTTCCGCTACGGCACAGAGGACTGCGAGTACGCATCGGGGTTTGATGGCATGACTTACACACCAACCAAAGGAGAGAGCAAATGAACTTATACGAATGCACGAACACGTGTAATGGGGCTGTGCTGGTTGTTACTGCGAGTAGCAAGGCACAGGCAGAGAGACATGCAGGGTACATACTGGGTGTGGGTAGACGCACTTGGTTGTTGCGTGTGAGAGAAGTTTCATACAGTATGAAAGGAGAAAGCAAATGAACATGGACAACAAATACGAACGCAAACTGCTCGATAAACAAAAGGACACACGTGACAACACGTTGTGGATTGGTATGGTCACGAAGAAGCCGAAACAGGTCTCTGAGGTTTCATACCGTATGAAAGTGTCTGAGCGTGACAACTTGAAACTTGAAAGAGAGGGATGGAAATGAAAAAACCGTATGTAGCAAACCGTGATGCACGGCGTTGTGTGCAAGAGTGCATTCAATTCAGCGGCAGTAACGTGTGGGGCGAATGCGTTGATGCAGATACAGGCGAAGTTGCACTAAATTATGTGGTGTATAGCTTTCGTTACACGTGGCCCTTGTTCGTGTTCGATGAATTGGCGCAGGTCTGGTACGAGAACGTGGACAAGGCTTCCACGACCACAAGCAAACACCAGACGCAACTGCACCCGCTGTGCAACACCATACCGCTGGGTGTGGAGGACATGCGGATTGTGGCGCGTTTGGGTGGTGTAGGTCTTATTTCAAAGGAGATGGTATGAAAGCGAAAGATTGGGTAATTCTGCGGTTGGTGTATGAAATCACCTCAAACGAAGCGTATGTGGCACGAACGAACAGCGATGTTATGAGGTCAATCCTGTACTTGATGCGTAAGTATGGGGCGAAGCACATGTCCGAGTGCATGTTTAAGTTGAATGAAGAAAAGGAGAGCAACGATGAGTGATTGCAGAATTTGTGGGGATGAGATTGACCCGCCCGAAAGGGCAAAACTCAAGCCGTACTGTCTCATGTGTGGCGAGGACATGGCACGAGCCGAGCGCCGTTCGTGGACTGTGGTGCAGGAATACGGCAAGGGTGGGTATATGTTTGTGACACAGCAGTCTGCCCACGTCACATTGAAACAAACAAACCAAAAGAACTTGAGGTGCGACATATGAAGCTAAGAGACATACGCAAGCGGGCGCAGACAAAGTACGTGCATGAGTCAGGGTTCCGGTTCATTCGTGACTACACAGGCAAGCGTTGCCGCACTTACGTGATGGGGTGTTCAACGTGCGATGGGTGGAGGTTCTTTGATGAGCATGGGCGGTTCGTGCACACCGATGTCGAACTGTGGAACTACATGCTGGACCTCAAGATAGAACGTGGACTTGACACGTGTGTGTAAAGCTGTTATAATGTAGTTTGTTAGGTTGTTATTGTGTGTTAGTTAAACAAACGCGGTTTCATACCGTATGAAAGGAAGCAAGATGAACGTATCTAAACTCTCTGGGTCTGCATTGATTGTCAACATGTCGTTGTCCGTATGGACAGGGCGCAAGCTGGATAAGCGTGTGTCGGAGGAGGTTGACCAGCAGAACTCTACCAAGACCCGCGCTGGCAATTACCACAAGAACCTGATGGCAGGTAGTGGCAAGCTGGAGGAAATCACCAAAGTGGCAAACGCCGTGCGTACATGGCACTACACCGTGACACAGCCGTGGGGCGACAACGGCGACAGGGTGCTGAACATGGCATCGTTCGTGGACTACAAGTCACGGCTGACCGAGTACGAGCGTCAGTTTGCAACTGCTGTCAACAACTTTCTCAATGACTACGACACGATGGTCGCCGCAGCGGCGTTCCAGTTGGGCGACTTGTTCAGCAGGGATGACTACCCACACCGAGACCAAATCGTTGGCAAGTTTGGGTTCCGGTATGCGTTCTCGCCCCTGCCTATGGCTGGCGACTTCCGTGTGGACATTGGCGAGGAAGGGTTGCGCGAGATGCAAGACCACTACGAGGGTGTGCTGAGTACCCGACTGGGTGAAGCGATGAAGGACGCTTGGGACAGGCTGTATGACGTGTTGACACGCATGAGTGAGCGGTTGACCGATGACGTTGGCCCTGATGGCGAGCCCAAGCGCAAGATATTCCGCGACACATTGGTGGAGAACACATTGGAGGTGTGCAGTTTGTTACGGCACTTCAATATCACAGGGGATACACGTCTGGAAGCTATGCGTATGCAGTTGGAGGATGCGATGCGCGGCATTGATGCGGCTTCATTACGTGAGAGCGACATGTTGCGTGAGCAGACCAAGCGCAAGGTGGACGCTATGTTGGATAGGTTTTCTCTTTGAGGAAACAGGTCTCGCGGCTTTCATACCGTATGAAAGTTGCGTTGTGTAAGTGGATGGGGTACAAACCGTATCCCGAGTTTTTCAAACCGAAAGGAAATCATCATGTCTATGTATAAATCTCTCTCCCTACAACAAACCGCTGACCTCATCGCGGCGATTGGCGACAAGCAAACCGTGCTGGCATCTGGCGAGATGGGCATTGGCAAATCATCAATCCTCAAGATGTTGAAGGCAATGCCTAAATTCAAAGACCACTTGTTCTGCTACGTGGACATTACGACCAAGGACGTTGGCGACTTCATGGTTCCCAAGATTCGCACCATCGATGGCGTTGAGGTGTGCTCATTCATTCCGAACGAGGAGTTTGGTCTGCACTTCAAAGGCAAGAAGGTTGTGATGATGCTGGACGAGTTGGGCAAGGCCAAAGGCGGCGTGATGAATGCGTGTCTGCGTCTAATGCAAGAGCGTTCGTTGGGTATGTATGACTTGGACGGCATCGTGTTTGCCACAACGAACTTAGGCATAGAGGGTATCGGTGACAACGTGCCACCCCATGCACGTAATCGTGTGACTCAGGTTCGTGTTCGTAAGCCCAATGCACAAGAGTTGATGGAGTATGCAATCAACAACAACTGGAACCCAATCGTTATCGCAACTATCAACGAGTTTCCCGAGATGTTGGCATCCTTTGAGGACTACGAGAAACCCGAGCAGAACATGTACATCAATGACCCACGTGATGTACGTATGGCTGTGGTTACCCCACGTTCTTTGGACAAGTCTGGTTACATCATTGACCAGACGATGGCGTTGGGCGATGACATTATGTGTCATGCGTTGAAGGGCACTATTGGCGAGAAGGCAATGCACAACATATTGACGATGGTGAAGTTGGATACACAATTAACCAATTGGGATGACCTCATCAAGTCTCCCACGACTGCGACTGTGCCCACGTCAGCGGCGGCGGCATGTATGTTGGTTGCCAAGGCAGTACAGCGCATTGAGAAGGTGAGCATAGATGCGTGGATGGACTTCCTCCCACGTATCAGCAAGGAAGCACAGGGTTTGTTTGCACGTAGCGTTATGAGCGACAAGTGCCCCAAGCGTACTGTGGCGGCGACCAACCCCAAGTTTGCCAAGTGGGCGGCTGACAACAACTATTTGTTTGCACGTAAGTAAGGAGGATATATGACAACACCAGCAGAACTGTATGACTTGTTAGACAAGGCAGGTATTGAGTATGAAATCGTGGAGATATTCGAGGGTGTTCGCATCCTCAGTATCGAAGTAAATGAACCAACCGAAGAAGGAGAGTAATCATGTTTGTAACAACAACACAATCGTTGCCTGCGTTGAAGCGCATTGAGCGTGCTCACGTTGAATTGATGGCACACAAAGATACTATGGAGTATGCAGGCATCATCATGGTGGGCAAGTACACGGTGGTGGACAACATCCCAACCGCATGTACCAACGGCATCGACTGCATGTATGGCAAGAAGTTTGTAGAAGAGTTGTCCGACTCTGACCTGCGTGGTCTCATCATGCACGAGAACTTGCACAAAACATTCCAGCATACGTTCTTGTGGAAACATCTGTACGAGGAGAACGCACGATGCGCCAACATGGCGTGTGACTACGTAATCAACATCCTCATCAAAGATATTGACAAGGCATCGAGCGGGTTTGTCACTCTGCCCAAGCAAGGGTTGTATGACGAGCGTTTCCGTGGCATGGACTCGCAAGAGGTGTTCAACATCTTACTGGATGAGAGCGAGGATGGTGATGGCGGTGATGGCGGTGATGGCGGTGATGGCGGTGATGGCGGTGATGGCGGTGATGGTGGTGATGGGTTCGACTCTCACGACTGGGACACATCTGACCTCACACAAGAGGAGATTGAGGAACACATGAAGGAGGTCAATCAAGCCATCCGTCAGGGTCAGTTGTTGGCTGGCAAGATGGGTGGCAATGTGTCCCGCGACTTGGGTGCGTTGCTTGATTCAAAGGTTGATTGGCGTGAGCAGTTGCGTGACTTTGTGAACAGTCTGGCCGATGGCAAGGATGTATCCACATGGCAACGTGTTAATCGGCGTTGGTTACAGCATGACATGTACATGCCCTCCACATTGTCCGAGAGCATGGGGCGTATCGTGGTTGCCATCGACACATCTGGTTCATGCTTTGATGCGTTAGAGCCGTTCTTATCTGAGATGCAAGCCATATGTGACAACGTACAGCCAGAACTTGTGGACTTGTTGTACTGGGATACCGAGGTGGCACGGCATGAGGTGTATGGGCGTGATGACCTGCACAAACTTGTGAAGTCTACGAAACCCGCTGGCGGCGGTGGCACTGACCCCGCATGTATCCCCAAGTACATCGAAGCCAAAGGGTTGAAGCCGGATTGTGTCGTAGTGCTCACCGATGGATATGTTGGTGGGTGGGGTACATGGCGGCATCCGGTGTTGTGGTGTATCGCTGGTGGGTACAAGCCCCGCCCCTCCACAGGCGTGGCAATCTATATCGATTGAGAAACAGGTCTCGCAGTAACTAACAAACGAAAGGAAAAATCATGGCATCAATAAGAGAATTTTCTAGGAAGTATTGGTACGGCTCTTATATTGGCATAGACAACTACGACATAGCAAAGGAGAACTACGAAAAGACGTTACCAATCCAAGGTAAGCGATTGAAGCATGGCATTGATGTGCGTCCCTTGACCGTTCGGCGGCGTGTGTGGGAAACGTGGCACAAGGATGGGGATGCCTACGGCATGGCGTTCGTTCAATCCTATTGCCAAACCACACGTGACTCAAAAACACAAAAGGTTATTAAAGAAGAGTACGTACACAACGTGCATCCGTTGCTGATGTTTCAACCCGATGGGGCAATAGAGTTTAATCCTTCATGGATGACCTACTACCCCACATGGGATGTGCTTGGTGCGTTGTTGCCCAAGGGCATAACTTACGTGCGGTACGGTAGCAAGAGTTACTTCAAGCTGGATATGCCAGATGGTATGGAGCCTATGCACATGTTTAGCCCAGGTACAAAGATGACTTTCATACCGTATGAACATGAAGGCAAACGTTACTTCCGTGTGGACTGCCCCATATCAGAGACCAAGATACTGATAGATAGGGACAAAGCAAAGAAGGTACGCGCAGAACTAAAAGCGTTCTTGGACTACTGCGAGTACATGGTAGACCTAGCACCCGCACCAACCAAACACGACTGGAAAGCCGAAGCAAATGCAGAGGGTTGGTTGGAGACTATTGATTGGTTGGTGCGTAACGAAGGCGAGGAAATTGGAAGTAAATGGTTTCCTGCAATAGAAGCGTTTGTAGTGACATATGCAAGGTATGTGTACGACTACAAAACCCAAACAAGCGCGGCCATTCCCGTAGATGCTGGTGGCTTACGTGACAGATTGAAGGGTCACAAACTGTATGGGTACACCAGACCATACAGGGTTGAGTACGTGCCAATTGGTAAACCATTCTTTAAAAACGGGAGGACGATGGAATGATGACGTTATATGAGAAGGTAGAGAGAGTGGTGTTTTTGGTGGCACTCATTGTGGTGCTGTTGGATGTTTTTATTTGGAGGACATGAACATGATTTCAAAAGATGATTACGTTGGCGACTATGGCTACAACAGATTTGTAGACGTGAGTAGTGGTTCACTCAGCGCAGGGTGGAAACATTGGATTGAGGACATACCCGTGTCCTTACACCTGCTCAAGTTTTACAACGAGGTCAAGCACAAGCGTAAAGATATTGTTGTGCGTGTTGACAACCGCCCTACGAATGTTATTTGTGAGGGTGGAGAACCCGCTTACATATTCCCCGAACTGGGGTTGGCGTTCAGCGATGCGCCTGAGTTGAAGTGCGGTGGCATAGGCATGGAGAGACACATAGTGGGGGATTGGGTGTACTACGTGCGGTCTGCACTCATAAGAAACGAGAAGTACAAACCAAGCAACAAGGATGGGTACAACGTCCTCAAGACCAAGAACTTTGCCAAGGCAATCAAGAACGTCTTGCAGTACGTCAAACCCGTTGAGATGGCATGGCTGATGGAGGACAAGGAAGCTGATTTGAGCAGAGCAGTTATGAATATTCGGGCACCTGCCCAAGAGGTGTATCACAAAGCCCTTGGCATGGGGCGTAACGCTATACGTCAAGAGATTGATAACATGATTCGCATGGGGTATGCGCCTATGACCCAAGATTTTAAGGAAGCCTTTGCGTTGATGGAATCCCAAGGTAGCGACCTCAAGCGTGTAGCCAACTACAAACCCCGCACATGCTTTGTGTGGGCGAAGCCTGACAAGGTGGAGTTTAAGTACAGCGACGAGGACCAGATACACGTTGTGTACAACGTACAAGATGTTCCTGAGAACATAAAAGACAAGATCGCGGTCCTGCAAATTGGAGGTGATGGGGATGCCGTTATGGACGTTGGCACAAAGATTTCCAACACAATGTACTGGGTGTTCGTATGAGCGAGTTGGAAGTACATGTGGGCAATGACCTTGCCAAAAATCTACATGAGGCCGTGCTTGAACAGTACATACGCATGATGATGCTTGAACAAAAGATTGACGCACTCAGGGTTTGTATCAATGACAATGGTACTTTTGACATTGTAGACTTTACAATGCCGACCCGTGGTGATAAGCTACGGAAAAACATCCCTCAAGAGGATGTTCCGCAATGGGTGATGCAAGCGGTATCAATGCTACGCATCGCAGACACAGGGAATCTTGTAGAAGGTGTCGGGTTCAAAGTATCCGATAGAGTCTATTACCTCGAAGATAAAGGAGAAGCAGATGAACAGCAATAAGTTTCCGAGATACACAACCAAAACAGGTATCAAGATCGGGCAGTACTACGCCCCAATGCAGATCAACAACCTCACCGTAGAAGAAGAGCGCATTCAAAGGGTGTTACTAGGTGTACGTGAGGACATATGTGTGCTCATTGAAAAACTGGTCTACTACGGCGCAGTATTTCTTGTGGCATTCATCATCGCGTTTCTAATGACACGCCCAGCGGGTGATGTATGAAGGCCATACTTGAATTCACATATCCCGAAGATCAAGACAAGCTACGACACGCACTCAACGGCACCAAAGCCATACACGCATTGATTGACATTCAGCTAACGGTGCGTAGCTATTTCAAGCACGATGCCGACCCATTGATGGTGCTGGCACTGGTCAGGGACTTGACCAACACGGCTTTAAACGAGTGCGGGGAGGAGTGATGGAAACAATCGCAACAACAATCCTTTTGGGGTTCATAGGTGTGGTGGTTGCTGGCCTTGTGCTGGTAGCACTGATGCGCTTGTGGTTCTGGATGGATGAGAACGAGAGGGGGGATAGATGAGATACCGCATCACATACAACGATGGGATGTATGCCGACTGGGACTCAATGCAGAAAGAACTTGCATGGGCGTACAGGTGGGGCGTGTTTATGTATGCCATTCGACTCAACATCGGCGCATGGAGAGCGGGGCACAAGTCGTTTAAATACTGGCTGTATGTCCTACGCAGGAAACCAAAGATCACACAGGAGGAAGCATGAACGAAGAAGACGAAGCATTTGAACAGCTATCTTTAAAGCAAGGTAGCTGGGAACACACCAGCGGCTGGCGCAAGAAACAAATTGCACACATGGATGTGCATAGCCACCCCGCTGAGTTTGTACACCTACACCGCAACGACACGCTGGAGGAGGTGGCAAAGGTTGTGGAAAAGGTGATGATAAAGCGGGGCGACACAGGGCACGATATTGCACGGCTTGTCAGGAGTATGAAGCGATGATGACCACCATTGAATTTCTGGAGTCCCATTTCTGGGCGCTGTGGTGGCTGGTTGCTTGGCTGGGCCTTTGCCTTGGAAATTGGGGGAAGAAATGAATAACTTTTTTATGGACGCACTCAAAGTCACTGGGACTACGCTACTGCTTGTCTTAATCGCCTGTCTTTTCATCCTGGTAGGGGTTGTATTTCTGCAAGCCACATTTGGCCCAAGCGAGGAACAACGGG